TTGAATTACATAAATTTCTACTTCATTACCATTACCAAAACCAAAAGCAGGAATCCGTTTTGCTTCTTCACTTGGTTTTTTCTTTGTCCAATCGTGATGATAATACCAAGCTTCAATCTGTCCTTTATCATTACATTTTTCAGCACGTAAAGTTTGCATAGGAAAATGAAGAACTTGTTTAACTAAATTCTTTTGCTTTACTACCTGCATTGATGCCATTCCTAATAACTTACGTTCTAAAGCTATTTTACGCAAATCTGAATCTTTAATTATAGATTTCATTTGTGCGTATTCATTTGGCTTTTTGTTAGAATCTAAAGCATCTAAACCTTTACCATAAATCATATTTGCAATACCTGTAATAATTGCACCATTTGTAGCAGAATATAAATATCTATCAATTAAATATTGAAAGTAATTATTATCACTTCCATATTCAATATAGCTATTCTTTTTATTTTCCTGAATTACAGGGCTTGTATAAGCACTTAAATTTACTATTGATATATTACTCATAAATTATAAATTCGTTGTTTGTAACGTTTGCTACATATTGATTTTGGTTTACTGTATAAGTATCGTTTGCTTGATTTGTACAAAAGATAATATCTTTGTAAACTATATTTGCACCATTTTTAATTGTTAAATTATAAAAAGTATTTTCTTTTAAATCAAAAATAGTTGTAGTAGTTAAATAATAACTTGATAAAGCAAATGTGGCAGAAATTGTAGTTTCTTCATTTGTTGTTTCATTTCTTAAAACAATAGTATTAGCACTATATACTCTTGGTATAAATGTTAATGTTTGTGCTGTAGCTTGTTCTTTTAAAATTATCATAAACTATATTTATATATTAATAATTTAAATTCAAAATTGTTTTAAAACAAAAAAGGATGTTATATAAATAACACCCTCTTTTAAAAAAAAACAAATAATAATATTATGCTACAGTACCTTCAACAATAGAAGATAAAATTCCTGTAGTTAATGGACCTGTTACAAAGTTTGCAGGCACGGGCTCCATTCCTTGGAATTCCATAGAATAACCAGACAAATCTCCCATAGCGGCACCTGTAGAAATAGTTGAAGTAACTAAATCCATTCCTTTAGTTAAACCAGCCATAAAGAAGTTTCCGTTGTTATCTTCAATGATAACTTGAGGACGTCCATAAGAAAGTAATTTTAATTGCTTGTGATCTGCAATAGTTAATTTCTTAATGCTTAAAGTTAATTTTTGGTCTACAAATGTAGTACCATTTTCTCTAGATGAAGTTACAGTTTGTTCAAATGTTGAAGTTCCTTTTAATTCATATTTGTAACCAATAGGCGTACCACCTAAAGCTGTAATTACATCTTCTTGTCCTGCAGTTGCAGAATAAGTTACTGTTGTAGCATCACCCCAATTTATGAAGTATGCGGCTCTTAAACCACCGATTGAATTTTTACATTGTTCGGCTCTTCCTAATGATATATCGCAAGGCATATTTTTATATTTTAAAAGTTAAAAAAAAGGGAAGGCATTTTACCTCCCCTTATTTATATAAACTAAGTTAGTATTAGTTAGCGGCGTTTGTAATTCCGTATGTTACAATATCTTCTACATTAGCGTATTGTACACCTGCAGTAAAACGCATAACAACTCTTACGTTTTCAGAACCATCGATATCAGCCATATCAATTACTTTTACTTCATTGTAATCAGATAATAAACCTGTACCGAAATATAAGTTAGATTTTTGAGCCGCAATAGCAACGTTAGAAGCTAAACCATTTGCAACAAAGATTTTAACACCATCAAAAGACAATGAACCATTATTGAACCATTGTGTACCTTGTGTATTAGTACCATTAGCACCTAAACCAGAAGCACCGAATCCACCTAAAGCACGAACATATGCTCTTGCGATGTTTTGAGAAACATAGATGTATAAATCTTCTTTTCCGTAAAGTGAGGCAGGAATTGCATCAACGATTTTTCCTAATTCAGTAATTACGTTTGCGGCAGTTACAGTAGTTCCAGCAACTTCATTAGCAGTAGGTAAAGCGGCATCTAAAGTTAATAATCTTGTGAATCCGTTGAACTCACCAGCATTAGCAGTAACACCTCTCCAGATGTTTTGTTCTGTTTTTTCAGCAACTTTAGAAGCTACGTGAGCCAATAAGAAATCAGCAAAAGCAGGAGGCAAAGAATCAAATGCAGAATAACCCATTTGAACCGCTTCCCAATCAGATTTAAATGAAGATTTACAAAGTTGTAAATTTACTTGAAATTCCTCAGGTTGTAAAATTCTTTCAGTTAAAGTAACTGTAGAAGTAGCATCAAAATCACAAGTAGCATCTTTAACGATGGCATCTGTAGCAACTTTTTTAAGAACTTCTTTAAATTTTACGTTTGGTTTAACTTCGATCCCACCATTTGCAATAGTAGAACCTGACAATAATGCGGCAGAAACATATTTTCCTGCGAACTCACCTGCATAGGTAGTAGTGATACTTGTTGTAGTAGCCATAATTTATTAATTAAAAAGTTTTGACATAACTATATCTTGTGTAGTTAATTGTCGATTAGATGAAAATTTATTTAGTTTTACTTCGTTTTTAACTTCAGGTGAGTGTGTTAATGGTTCAACAACTACATCTGAACTTAATTCTTCTTTAACAACTTCTTTTGCTAGTTTTAATTCAGCAATTTCAGTTCTTAATTTTTCAATTTCTGCAAAAAACATTTCTTTAGAAACTGATTCAATAATTCTTTTAGGACTAGAAACTGATTCTGCTTGTGCTTCAACTTCTACTTCAACTTCTGCTTCTGGAGTTTCTTCAACTTCTGCAACAGGTTCTTTAATTTCAGCAATAATACCTTCAACGGCTACTACTAAAATCATACCATCTTCTAATTCGTATTCTCCAACTGGCATAGGAATTCTGTCCTCACCATTAACAATAAAAACAGGGTTTTCCATTTCAAAAGCTTCTGCTTCTATAATAGTAACTCCATCTTTAAGTTTCATTTGAGCAAGTTTTACTTCCATACCCAAAAGAGTTTTGATTTCATTAATTACATTCATATTTACTTAGGTTTATTATAAATTTTTATATTCGCTAAATTCTTTATCTTCCGTATATACTTCTAATATATCTAATATTTTACTTAAAGGACTATAAGTAGGAATTGATTTTACATCTAAACCTAAATCTTTTGCAGATGCTTCTGCTTTACTTAAAATTGAAGGAATTTTTTTCATAATTGATTCAGCAGAATTTATATTTTTTAAAGCTTCTGATTTCATCTTTTGACCTTGTGCAATAGCATCTGAAATTGCCTTATCTGCATTTCTTAATGAATTATTATCATTTCTTAATTTAGTCAACATTGCTTCTGATTCAGAAGTTAATTTAGCCATATCTTCTGATATACCTAATTCAATTTTTTGATTTGCTAATTCTGTTTTTCCAAATAAGGATTTAAATACCAATTTTTCAGTTTGCATAATTTTATTTTTTATATTAATTAATGTTATTTATTTTTGTTATAAATTACTAACTTACATTTGTAATAACTCTTGCAGTATTTACATTTGTAACTGAACTTGATTGCTGTGATACAGTTGAACCAATACCTTGTTCTTGTAATTCACCTTGGCAACATTCAGAACTATATTTTCCATCTTTACAAAGGCATCCTCTTTTTCCACCTTTAGGCGAACTTGTTTTATTTCCCATAATTTTATTTATTAATTTCAGCATTACTTATTATTGATTTAATTTTTTCAATTAATTCTAATTCTTTTTCGTTTTGCAAACTCATTTCTAATTTATCAGCGAAATAACCTTCAATAGAAAATCCTTTAACTTTACCTGTTTTAACAAAGTCATTCCAAATAACATCATTATTCACTTTCATTGAAACTACCCAAGAACCTACAGGTGCATCTAAACCATATTTTTTAGATTTGTCCATTTCTGCATCTTCAACAATCCAAGATTCAACAACTGAAAGATCTTTTAATTCTTTTTGATGTTCTAATGTGGCATTGTTTTGATTTGAGTTCATTAAAAACAATTCACTTGCTTTACGTACTGTTTCATCTGAAAAGAAAATGTAATATTCATCATTACCATTTCTTCTATAAATGTGCTTGTTAGGAATTAAAGCGGCACCCATTAAAATACGTTTTTCATCATCAACTTTTGCTAAAGCTAATTGTTGATTTAATGAAACAAAGTTAGATTCTATTGCAGGAAATTCTACTATTGAAACGGCATCTACTCCTGAAAGTTCTTCGTTTTCGTCTATTATTAATTCTATTATCTTCATATTATTAAAATAAATTAAGTTTTGTTTTGTTTTAATTAACCCATTGAAGCGTTATTAATGATATTTCTGTTCAATGCTTGCCCTGTTGTAACAGCACCTGCTACTACATACGCTTGTATAGGTTCCATATTTTGTTGTGCCATTCCTTGTGCAATTTGATTTGCACCACCTTGACCTACTACGTTAAATTGAGGAGCTGCACCACCCGTTCCACCTGTAGCACCTGCACCACCACCACTCGGAGCACCACCACCACCTAAAGCAGATAACGCCTTTGAAGTAGCTGCAATATTCGCTGCAATACCTAAACCTGCAGAAACTTTATTCATTATCAATTTTGTACCTAAATAAATTGGCCCTGCTACAGGTCCCATAGTTGCAGCAGATACAGTATCAGCAGCATTAGCAGCTTGGGTAGAAATTACAATTTTTGCAATACCCATAGCACTTTCAGCAATTAATAAACCTTTTTGAACATCTTTATTTCCTTCAAACAATCCTTTTAATAAACCTATACCACCTTCTATATTTGCTAATGTAGCTTCCTGAATTGCTTTTTTACCCTCTGCAATAGCTTTTTCTTGTTCTAATAACTTTTCTTTAGTTTGAACTGCATTAAGAATTAAAGCATTATCAATTTCTTGTTTTTTAGTTGCATATTCTAATTCTGCGTCTACCCTTGCTTGTGTTCCTAAAGCTGCAATATTTATATTATTTTGTAACCTTGTTAGTTCAATGTTTTTTTCTTCTTCTAAATTTGCTCTTTGCTGTTGTAATTTTTTAACCTCATCTTTTTCTAATTCTTCATTAAATTTCTTTTGCTCAATAGCTAAAGCATTTATACCTTCTATTTCGGTTTTATTTAAATCAACCTTTTCTTTTTGTAATGAAATACTATTTGCAATTTGCTCACTTCGTAAACCTTCAACTTGTGCTAAAACACCTTGCTTATTACCTAAAGCATTTGTTAATTCTACTTGGCTTTCAATAGTTTTATTTGCAGCATTAGTAGCAGCAGCCGCTTGAACTTGTAAATCAGCTTGCCTAATCATAGCTTGCTGTTGTTTTTCTAAAACACTTTTTAATTCATCATTTGCTTTAACTCTATCATCAATGCTTAATAAATCATTATCCCTAATTTGTCTTAATTTTTCAGCTTGCCTATCATATTGTTCAACTAAACGTGCTTGTTCTGCAGCAGCTAATTTCGCATTGTTTTGTAATGCTACATTTGCTTTTGCTTGTTCATAAGCAGCTTTAACAGATATTTTAGAAACTCCATCAATAGTACCTTCAACTACAGCACCTACCTCTTTTACAGCACCAACAAAATTTGTAGCTACTTTTTTTCCTGCATCTAAAGCATCTTTACCAACCTTTACAAGACTTTCTTTAGTGCCTTCAATTCTTTTATTTAATTCTGCAATTACTTTAGGGTCACCATCTCCAAAGAAACTTTGTTCCCAAGCTAATTTCGCTTCATCAATAGCTAATGAAATACCATAAAAAGCTGCTTTTAAAGGCGTTAATGATAAAGTTATAATACCACTTATTACTTTACCTAAAGCAGAAAAACCATTAGAAGATTTACCAACCTTTTCAATAACTGAAACTAATACATTTACTACTTGTGTAAATACATTTGTGATAGTACCCATTACAGCCCCAAAAGTATCAGCCACTTTTTGATTGCTCATAAATACATCTTTCAACATTGATAAAGCAGATATTAACAAGCCAATTCCCATAGCTTTAATAGCCAAACCTGCAGCTTTAAACCCTTCTGACATAGATTTAGCAGAATCTTCTGTTTTTTCTACATTCTTTTCTACTTTTTTAATTTCCTTAGTAGATTCCTCGAGCCCTGAATTAAGTTTTTTAACATCTTTAAGTAATTCATCAAAGTTGTTTTTAATTTCTAAATTTACTACTTTATTTTCCATTGTCTTTTTACTTGTTCAAAACCTTGTTTCCAAGAAGTTACTAATTTATATTTCCCTTTTGCTATTTCTATTATTTCACTTTGTCCGTAATGTGTGTGTAGTGATAATAATTCTAAAATGTTTTTTATCATATTGCTGTTTGTGTGAAACTTATGTATTGTGTTGTTTGTAAAATACCACCTATATAATATTCAATTCCTATTCTATCAACTCTATCTAAACCACTTCCGTTTGCAGGAATAGTAACTGTTAAAGAAATATCGTTTAAATTATCTAATGTTGGTGTATAAACTAAAAAGTTTTCTGCACCTTTTAAAGAAAAGCTATCATAGTCATTTAAATAAATAACTTCTTCTAATACTTGTGCTGTATTATCTACCTGCACATTATCATAACTTGCAAATCTATAGCCTACAGAACTTGCAGCGTTCAAACCTCTATAGTCTGTAATTAATTCTAAACTTGCTTCACCTGTTGTTAAATCGGTAGTCATATTATTAATAATATACCTTTTGTTTCTAATTATTAACCTATCATTTAAAGCTATACCTAATGACCTATTTGAACCATTTGTAACAGATGAATTTAACAAACTTGTAGGAAATAATGCTTTACATTTAATAACTCTTGTTTTGATGTTATATAAATTATCTACATAGTTTTTATAGTGTCTAAAATACAGCCCTTGTGGTGCTAAAACATTATACCAAGGCGATTGTTCGTTTCCAAAGTTCATAGACATTAAATACGTATATGTTAAATCAGTAGGTACACTATTATATTCATTTGAAAATCTAATATAATTATCTATGTGTGATGTTCCTGTTTCTGTTGTAACGTGTATTCTATCTGAACCGGTTAAATCAGTTCTTAATTCGCCATTGTTATAAATTAACATTGGTTTTGGTGTATATGGTTTTAAATCTTTATCTATTAAAGTAGCAGTTTCAAAATTATAACCTGTAGCTTTTTCAAATAAAACATTTTCAAATGGTAGTTTAATATCGTAATTTGCACTTTCGTTTGAATTAGTATTGGTATAAATTAAATCACCATATTCCTTATTATATAAACCTCTGTAAGCGTTGTTTAAAATGTTATTACTTTTTTCATATTGTAAGTTTATTGCCTTAAATAATTTAGGGCGTTCTATTTCCATTTCATCTGCATAAACATATTTTGTTATATCTAATATTTTACCTGCATTATAATACATTTCTAAAGGTAAAAATTCAAATGTATTTACATCTTTAGGTATAATCATTAAATTAAACGCTTTAATAATACCTGTAATAAAATCATTAATAGTAATATCCGGCACATAATCATTTAAATCAATTCTACCTGAAGTTGTTTGTGAACCACTACCTGCACGTACTGTTACAACGCTTGAAGTACGTGAAGGAAAATGATTTATAAAACTTCTCATATAATGCAATTCTGTTGTAAAATCAAAATTTGAATTAGAACTAATTTTAACTGTATAGGTATAATTAGCACCCTGCACATCTGCATAACCAAAATCATCTAATTGGCATTGTGAACTTCCAACGCATTGATAGGTACGATATAATAAATAGTTTTTAAAAATATAAACAGTATAATTAACTGCACCGAATCCTGAATTAGGTGTTACAAATATATCAGATGTTATACGTGCTGAAAATGATGGTGAAGTAGTAGGTGCAAAATTCCAATTAGTTGTAAGTACATTTGTAGTTAAATTTAATTCAGGAAAAGGACCTGCAAGAATAGTGCTAAAATCTACCATTAATTGTTCGGTAGTATATGTAATTACCTCACTATTTTTAAGATATAAATATAAATTATTCCATTGGTCTAAACTAAAGAAACTACCTGTAAATGTAACTCCGTATTTAGTCTGTATAAATTCAAATACTTTCCATAAAGGGACGGCAGGAAACAACTCATTCCATTGAATAGCACCTGCAGTTTGAGTAATATCTTCGTGTGATGCACCTGATTTATAATAGAATTTTCTACGTGAACCAATTAAAGGGTAACTAACTAAATAACTTGTACCTGTAGGGTTTATTCTATTAATTATATTTGTTGAATTATAAGTATGATTTAAACTACTAAAATCTAAAGTATTTAATTTATCATCTTTAAATTTATCTTTTAATTGCGTTAAGTTACCATAAAACGTAACAGTATAACTTTCAATAAATCCGTTCTTTTTATTTGCTTTTTCTAATTGTATATTTCCCTTCTTAAATAAAACTGAATCTATTTTAATATAAGCGTCATATCTTCTTCGGTGGTCGTAACCATTATCTAAAGAACTTTCGTACCAATGTGATAGAATTTTATTGTTCTTTTTAGATGCAGGTATAGTAAACGATTGTGAAAAGTCAGTATAGATTTTTCCTAAATCATTGAAATTAGAAACAGCACTTGTAACAGATATTTTTTCATCGTTAAATAAATCTAATCTTTTTGAAGTTGTATCGGTATAAATATAAAGTGAAACTACATTCATTATATTACGTTGTTTATTAAACTATTTGAGTATTCAAAATCTATTGTATAGTTTATATTTTTATCTAATAAATTTGTTTTGTATTGTAACGATTGCGTTTTAATTGTTACAGGGTTACCATTTAATAAAATAGTATCGCTTAACATTAATTCTTTAATGAAATTATTATATCCTTCTGTAACCCAACCTGTGTTGCAAGTTATAGTTTGTGTTCCGTTTATGTTAAATGATTTCTTTTGTCCTTCGGAAGCGTTATAAGATACATTAGAAGGCATTAAATTATATTTACTACTTTGTATATCTATTTTATTAGTTTGTGCTTTAAAGAACGTTATTTGTTGCCATCCACCATATTTATTTACATATACACAATTTACAGGTGCATATTTACATTCTTCTATCTTTTCTGTATAAACTCTATACATAACACCTTCATCATCGCTTTCTATTTCGCAATATGCGGAATCATTATAAGCTAATGGTAATTTATAGTTAAAGTAATTAGTTGAACCACTACTTAAAAAAGTGTTTGTGTTTATTACTACATTAGAAGCTGTATAATAAATAATTCTATAATCGCTACTTGCAGCACTTGTGCATAAAAAATTAAATGAAGGTATATTATTATAATATTGTATTTTACTATTTAAATTTTGTGAAACACCCAATAAAACAAAATCTAAACCTTGTGCAATATCATAATTTAAATTATCAGTAACTTCTGTATAAGCATTAACACCAAGATATAAAGTATTATCTAATAAAGTAAAAGCACCTGAAACGTTTTTATATCTTTTAACTCTAACAAAACACCATTCATTATTCCCTGCTACTGCAGGTGTAGTTCCATAAGAAGGTATGATGTGATTAATGTATTCTAAAATATAAGGAGAAATATTATAATTAGTTTCTGTTTGTGATGCAGAAGCTATATTTTCACTCATTATATATGTAGGTGTAGTAGGTTCTGTTGTTCCTTTATTCCAAATAAACAATTCAACTTTACTTCCTGTTTGTCCTGATTCATCTATTATTATTTGAAACGGACTTCTTGCACTTATTACTTCCATTATCTTCTATCTTTTAAATTATAATCTACCATTGTTTCAACATCTTGACCAAACGCTTTTATTAAATCTGTATCTATGTATTTTTTATATCCTGCTTCAAATGGTTTTGTAAAAAATAAAGAAGGTTTAATACCATTTAAAAAAACGCTTCTTGCTATTGCATATTGTAAACTTTGTCTTGATTGAAATTCACCTTTTGCATTTCTTGGTGCAATACCTTTTTTAACCATCCATTTATCAAACGCTTTTGCAGGTGGCATTTTATCCTTATAACTATAAGGCGTATTGTATTTTTTTAATTTACCTGAAACTCCTTTATCCTGATAGTGTCCGTAATCTAACATTGTAAACCCTACAATAGTAAAATTATTTTGTGTTACTACTTCGCCATCAATAGAATTATAAAGTGCCTTAGAACTATTTTTATTTCCTTTACTTAAATTGCTTCTTGATTGTTGTATTACATAATCACGAAAGCGTTTTAATACTGCTTCAACTTCTAACATTTTGTCATTTTATTTTCAATAGCAATATCAAATGTGAAAGTTACACCTGCTATTTTATTTTCAAATCGTTCTGTAAAAAATTCAATGTTTGCTGTATTGTTTACTAATTCATAATCTTCTGCTAATGCTCCTCTGCTTAATACTTCTAAAAATCTATTTGCTACAGCTAATTGTGTATTTAACACATCTTGCTCGTTATCATTACCTAAGAATATATCTGTAGTTTTAGATTTAGATTCATCTACAATGTCCATACATAGAATAGATATATTATAATTTAATACAGGACCCTGATACGATACAGAATTTACTATAATATGACTTAATGGAAATATAGTTTGTTTATTTAAATCTACTTTAAATATATCGCCTGTTGTAACTGTATTAACAAATAAATCTTCTTGTAGTTTATTCTTAATTACTTGTGTTATTTCGTAAAATGTACTCATTATTTTCTTTTAATTAAATCTGATTCTATTTTGTTTTTTTGTTTTTCAAATGTTAGATACGTTAAACATTGATTAATTGGTAGTTCGGTGATTGTGTCAAATCTTGTAATGTCTCCCTGAGCAAGTCCATAGATTGATGAATACCAACCCCATCGTTTTCCAAATTGTGCTGTTGCAGAATAGTCTGCATCTGTTTGTTGTTCTCCAAATAATTCATCGTACTTTTCAATAATTCTCTGCCTAAATTGTAAAAAAAAACATTAGCACCAAATACAACATCCAAAGGTGCGTGTTTCATTACATCACTATAGGTTATACTACCATTGTATTTTTCTATTTCGTATGTATTATTTAAACCCTTCTTTGTAATAGGTCTAAATAAAACAGCCATAGCTTTGTGCATATTATCCCAATCACCAATGTATGAATCTAAATCTGTATATTCGCCAAAAGTCATTTCATCTAAATCAGGAATAAAACCAAACTCAACTCCACCAAGTTTAAATCTGTTTATAAACCTATGTGAAGTAACATCAAACATTTTACCAAGTGATGCAGTTATTTGTAACACATCTTTATACTTAATTTCAGCTACATCTTTTAAATCTATATTGCAGAACGTTTGAACCATTTTTTGATTCATAAATTCCATATCATCATTATCTTTAGCCATCTTTAAAAATGCCTGATATTGTGATAATTTAATTTCGTTTAATTCTGTTGGTATGCTTATTTCAAATTTCATATTATTGTTTTTTATATTAATAACTATTTTATGATATTGTATTAAACAAAAAAAAGGCACATATTTCTATGCACCTTAATTTAACCAAATTAACTAATCTAAAACAAAATTTAATCTTCTATTTCTTCTATTGCTAAATCTATTATATCATTCCATATTTTTGTAGATACTATTTCGTAAATATCAATACCTTCTAATAATATTTCTGCATCTTCAATACAGCTTCCTGTATAATCTTCATCTGAACCTTTTATATAGAATCCTTTAACTTCAAATTCTATATCACAATAATTAACTGTTACTTTTACTTTTTTCATTTTTCTTTGTTTTAAATTTTTAACAAATATAATATTAATTTGTTACATAAATTAGTTTTAACAATTATTTAACTTTTCAAATGTTCCGATGCTATTAAGTACATCTTTTGCATTTTTTTAATTTCACCTATATTACGTGGTAGGTTTATATTCACTTCTACATTCTTAACGTGATGAATGTAACATTGTATTGTTGCGATCATTTGTCCGTATGTCATAATTAATTTGTCAAGTTTCCGACATCATTTACTTTGTCGCAAGTATAGTATTAATTTGCGACATTAATATATAAAATAGTTCCCTTTGTTTGGATTCTCTAATTGGTGACTAACAGCATATCTTAAAGCATCTAACAAGTGATTGTGATTATCTATTGGCGTGCTTGACTTCTTTTCTAACCAACAATAGTTATTTAGTTCTTTAATTAGATTAATTGATTCAGGTGATACTATCAAATCATAATCTTGTAATAATGATATTCCATAAGTTACAGAACCTTGTCCTTTAATTGCAGGTACAATATTTAATCCTAATGTTTGAAGTTCTGAGATCAATCTTGGCTCGGCAGAATCAGCTACTATTAAACTATCAAAACAATGTTGTTTGTTTAAAGCGTAAATCTGCGATGTTGTTAATGCTTGTAGATAAAAGCGTTCATTTATATAAATTCGTTTGTTAGAAGTGTCTATATTGCATTCTACTAATGTTGTTGGGTCGTTACTGAATCCAAAATCTTGACCAAATACAGATTTACCTATTTGTTTATATTCTCCTATAGTCCAATTAGTAAATATAACTCCTTCTGCTTTATCTAACCAACCACCTAAAATTTGATGCTTATATTTTTCAGGTCTACGTTTCTTTATATTCTCTATTTGATTAATAAATGATTCAGATAGATTTTCAATATTATCTAGATACGTTGTATGTATATATGTAGTATCGCCTTTAATTAAATTGCTTCCTGCTTCAACGCCTTTATCTTCAAAAAACTTCTTATATATAAAGTGTTCTTTTGTTGCAGGGTTTAATACTAATAAAACTCTATTGTGAATTCCTTTTGTTCTGATACTGAAATCTATCTTCTCAAAAGTTTCTTCATCTGTTAGTTCCTCTGCTTCATCTAAAACCCACGTTGTTACTCCTGCTAATGATTTTAAAGAAGCTGTTTGTGTACCACTACTTGTTTTAATACCTTTAAATAGAATCTTAGACCCTGTTTTAAGATTTATGATTTCATCTTTAGTTATATAAAAATCGTTGCTTAAATCAGCTGTATCAATCTTGTCTATAAATTCAGGTATAATAGAAACGTTTGCAGAAGTTAAAGTATATCTTGTGAATAATATAACGTGACCTACTTCGTATGTTAATAGCAAAAGAAACGAGTTCAAAGAATAAGACTTCCCTGAACCACGTCCTCCTGTAATTACAAAATATCTACTATCTGAACCTAGTAAATTATATTTCTGATTTATTGCTATTTCCAACCTTAAAAATATCTTTTATGTTAAAATCATTTACGTTGTGTGTAGCTTCTATAATTTCTTTTGGTTTACCAAATATATGTTCTGCAATAAATAACTGACCTCTTTGTGATTGCATTAATGTATCTTTAACAAAAGCGATCTTAGTATCTTCTTCTGTTTCTTTACTGTATAATTCACCTAAAGCTTTTAAAAATACATTGTTTACTTTTTGTTCTTCTACTTTTGATTTACGACCTGCGTTTGGTCTTGCACCACCTCTGATTTTTTCCATTTGAAATAAATAATGATTATTCAATTTTAAATAATAATAAATAAAAACTATTGTTGTTTAAGATTATCAATAACTAAACTAAATACTTCGTGTGTTTCTTTTTCTGCCCAAGTTATTATTTCTTCTTCTAATTCGATATTATAATTATGAATTTCAAAAGAGTGATGCAATAGTTCGTGAAATACACCACCAAAAGTTTCATAATCATTACTACATCTTTGTAGATTTATAAATACAAAAGTATCATCGCCATTATTATAGATATTATTTTCTTTTGGTACATAGTTTGCCAAACCCCATATATAAGCATCGTGTTTTGTGTTTTGATATTTTTCACAATCATAACAATTCAATCCGTGCATTTCTTTAACTGAATAATAATAAAATATTTCGCAAGGGTTTTCACCTAATAATAAAGTATAAGTATTTCTTTTTATTGCTATCATAAGTTTACCTGTATCTTCATTGTTGCACAACTTAATTTATGTTTACCATTTTCTTGGTTACAATATTCACATACTTCCCAATAATAATCACATTGATTTTTTATGTTTGGTTCTTTTACAAAGTATGATTGATTATACTTACTTGGTTCTGCTTTATATCTGTAACAAGTCTTTGCTAATTCGCAATAGTTACCATTACACATTGTTATATCTGCCATAGTTATTTGTTTATAAATAGTTTAAACCATTCATCACATTTTTCTTGTTTAAAGTATACTTGTAAATAATCTCTAAATCCTAAACAATATGCGTCTTTAAATGTTTCTTTTAAATCTTCCTCACTATAACTTCTTTCTTGTTGCCATTTAGCACCTGCTATAAAAGATTCATAATCGCCAAAAGCATTAATAGTATTTAAATTATAATTTTTAGCGGCTTCTTCAAGTGTTTCATTTTGTTTCATAATCTTATTTGTTTTTAAATTGTTTAATAATAAATTTTATAATTGTTTGTGCAAATAAACCTAATATTAAAAATATAATTATATTCATAACTATTTATTATAAAGTTTCGCTAATTCCTTTGTAACTTCTTTCCAATGTTCTGTCTGTTGCATTGTACCCATACATACTCGCCTGTTATATTCTTTAGTGTATTTATTAAATAACATTTCAGCACGTTCTTTTGCTGTTATTGGTTCTATTGTGTTCATAGTTTTTTTATTTCTTTTTTAACTTCATTCCAAAACATATCTTCTTTAATGTGTTCTTCTTCATCATATGTATTAAATGTAATTGCAATTAATATTTCATCAACTGCTATTAATGCACATTGTTTGGCTTTATACTCAGGTATTGAAAAACATATACACATATATTCTAAACAATCACATTCTTCAGTTAAGTTAATATATTTATCAATTAACTCTTTTGCTTTTTCTTTTGGTTTCATATCTTGCTAAATAAAATAAGGTCTTATTGTTAAAACTCCTAAGCTAAATCCTAATGCAAATGCTAAAGCTATTAAGAATCTTCCGTAAAATGTTTTTACTTCTATTGTGAAGTGATTCATTGGTAAACAAAGAAAAGGATTTATAAATACCATTCCTACCATACCATACCAATTTTTTTCCATTAAAAATGTGAAACTTGCTATACTGTTTGCTTCTAAAACTATTGCAGATATAAATACT